GAATTGGTTCAACAATCCTGCTGTAGCGGCAGTGGATGAACCATTGCGATTGATGGTTTGAACTCCACCTTGAATGGCCGCAAGCAATCCACCTGGGTCAATGATGCTCCCCTCAACCGTGATATTGTTCACTGTAGTTCCACCACCGCCGATGGCACCAATAGCAATTTGCTCAGCAAGACTAGGTAACGAATAATCAATCCAATCCGATGATGTGCCACCCATACCATTGCCGCCACCCATTGTTGGTGGGCTGAATCCACCGCCAGAAAAGAAACCACCACCGCCATCTAAGGGTGTGATTGCCCTGGTGTTCATGCCCATTGTGCGCAGGTAAAGTTCCAACGCATCTTGCTTTTGTTTGTCTGCTATCGCTTGAGCTGTTGCAATAGCCATGATGTTGCGGATTTGTAAGATTCTCAGGTTGTCGGACTGGTCAGCCGTTGCCCCACCTTGGGCCTTAATTGCTGCATCATATTTGTTTAACGCTTCCATGATGGCTTTGTTTTTGTCATCCTGGCTCATCTTGGATTTGTTGATGGCATCCACCTCAGCAATAAGGGTGTCATTGAGGGCTTTGAGTTGTGCGTCAGTGATTGTTTTCAGCCCTGCCAATTTGCGTAAATCGGCGTTCTGCGTAAATTCTGCAAGTTCTGTCAGCCTTCTCTTTATTAAATCGTAATCTTCGCCCTGCAATGCTTGCATCAACAACAATCTTTTGCGTGTGTCCTCGTCAATGGTTTGTTTCAATGCTGCCTGAATTTGAATGGATGACAGGTCAAATGCTGCATTGCCTTTGGAGAGTGCTAATTTGAGAGCTGCGGTTTTCTTAGCAAGTGCCGCCGCCGCTTTCTCGGCTTTTGTCTTGGCCTCCAGCAATTTCATTTGTCTATTTTGCTCAGCCGATGCACCCACTTCTTGCGCTTTTGCAATGGATGGGTTGTAACTACCGCCAATAGGTTTTCCTCTTAGTGCGGCTCCTTTAAGATATATTTGACCAAGGCTTGAGTTTTCAAAGTCTTTCACCATCTGGTCAAACCATCCACCGCCACCCGTACCAAGCCCAAATGTATCTTTCATGGATTTCGCAAATGCTGTATTATTAACGGCAAACCAAGAAGCACCACCCACCGCTAGATTGGCAAATGCTTCTGCTAGATTGTCAATGTTATCTGTCGCTTGTTGAATATCCCCACCAGCTAAAATCACAAAACTTTGTGTCAATGCGCCGCCAATGGTTTCTGATGCTTCCTTAGCAGCGATGCCAAGTCTGTTCATTTGGCCTAAATAAGTGTTGGCCGCAACATTGGCCTGTCCTTTGAATAACTTTGTCAGCTCGGCAGTAATGATTGCCATGTCACCAGTCGCCAAAACCGCCTTTGAAAGTCCAGTATTCAGTTTGGATAAAGATGTGGTGTTGCCTGAATATCCACGACTCAACGCGGCAGAAACGGAAACGACATCGCGCCCAGTGCCGGCCGCTATATCTAGCGAAAGATTAAGCGCATTTTGTGATGTTGTATATGAGCGCGTTGCGTTGAGCAAATTTGTCAGGGCTGGCCGTAGTTGGTCATCAGATATGCCTGTTGCCCGTGAGAGTTGGTCTATGAAAGAGTTCGCACCTTTGCCAGCAATAATGTTGCCCGTGTTTTTAAGAGTTTGGCCTAAGGCTTTGGCGGCTTTGTCATCGGCCAGAAACGCCTTGACGGATGCTCTACCAAAAGCCACTACTGCGGCGGCTGAAAATGTGACACCCAATGTTTTGGCAAGTTTGCCCAAATTCTTTTCAAATTTGCCAATGCTTTTTTCAGCTTGTTTGATGCCTGAGTTGTTCCAGGTGGAAACCGCCGAGACTAAGAGTTTGGAATTGCCAAGGATGCTCATGCAGGAATCCTAAGAATTGTGTGCTTGGAATTGTAGCCAATGGTGGCTTTTTCAATTGCCTTTGCCACTGCACCAACCACCTTGCCCTGGTCCTCATTCCATGCTCTAAATATGGCGCGACCATTAGCATTTTTCTTTGAACGACCTTTGGAACCCACTGGCCTTGCAGCTCTGCTGATGGGTGGCAGTGCATTGATAAACCGTTCACCTGCTCCTGGATTGGGATAAAACTTTCCATCCTCACCACGCACACCTGAACGAGATTTGCCGGGTATGCCACCAGGATGTTTGCGACCTGCGGTTTCAAAGATTGCACCAGCCGCCGATTCATTGGTTACCGCATAGGCGCGAGTGAATCCTCGCTTTGTTTGTTGTTGCAATCCTGGTCGGTATTGGATTCCTGACTTCATTTCGGCACTGTCAAAAATAGGAAACGAGCGATAGACATTGGCTCCGCGATGACCAGGCAATGCACCCGTTGGAGGCCGTGACCAATTTTTGATTGCATCAGGAACCACATCAGGCATGAATCCTCGTGCCTTCATTTGAATCGGTTTCATGGCTTGCTCGATGTTTCGATTCATTTCAATACTGAGTTCAATTTCAAAAGCATCTAAAAGGTAAAGCGTTCTATCGAACCCTCCGAGAAACATTGGCACGCTTCACCTCCTTTGCTCTGTCTTTGTACACATCCAATACTGCCTTGAACATTCTTTGGTCTAGTGCAAGCAATTCGTTAGGCGAAATTCCCATCTCCACCGCTAGTGAGGCCACTAGATATGTGAAGGAATCTCGCTCTATTCGTTTGGGCTATCGTCATCCAATACTTCAACGGATATCAATGTGCCAACGAACTTCTCGCCAAACATCTCCACCTGCGCCCCACTCACTGCAAGGCATTTCCAGGCAAGCCAATAAATATCTGACTGCCTTTCCTCATCTCTAAAACGGCGGTGAATCCCTGCATTAAATTGTGCCTCAAAAGCAAACTCAATCGCTGGAGAAATCTTGTGAGTTGTTACTTCTCCTGAGGCCCTAGTGATTTTCAGTTGTGCCATTGTGTGCTCCTTTTAGAATGGGACTGTTGTGGAAACTGTGACTGCGGTGTTGATGGTGAAGGAAAGACTAGATGAAGCCTCATCGCCCACGCCACCATTACCCACTGGTGTCAAATTATTGACAAGAATGGAGAATTGATAAGTTGGGTTTACTGCGCTAACTGTTGCTGGTGATGCACCTGCGCCAGTAATCATTGAAATTGCCAAAGTAGTGCCAAAGGCAGCGTTCAATGTTGTCATAACTTGTGATGCAGCCCAGTCATTGAAAAAATCAATGGAAAGTGTTGCTGCCTGAAGTCCAGCCGCAAATTTATGTGCAGTGTCTCCCATCGCAGTTACTTCTAGTTCATCAACCACCTGAGTTAATGTCACTGCGCTTACATAAGCTGAAATGTCAATGCTTGGAACTGTTGGCGCTGCTGCTGTGGCAAGTTTTACGCCAACCTTGTTATTTAAGTAAATTGCCATCGTTATTCCTCATCCTTGCTTGTTGTAGGTGTTGGTGCTTTTCCATCTTTGATTTGGCCAGTCTTAATCAGCCAAGCCAAGTTCTCTGCATTTGTGTCTGCCATTATTAGCTCCATGTCGTTAGAAGTGAGATGTTTATGTCTGAGGTCAAAAGGTCACCCGATGCTGCACTCAGAATTGATGGCCCTGATACTGTTCCAATTCGGATGACCAACGCTGAATTGCAGAGCTTGTTCCACACTGCAACGATGGTTGACTCAATGCTTTGCAATGACCCTTGATTGTCCAGGGCAGGAATAGTCATCATAATCTTAAAATTGGCCAGTGGCCCGATTGAGTTCTGCGAATTATTAGATGGTGTCAAATAGGGGTCTTGCGGAATTAGCACAACGGAATTGGCCAAGATTGTTGGTGGTGGAAAATCAAATGTCTGCCACACCCCAGGGTTATCAAGAACCGCCGCGATGGTGGAGCGTAATGTGGTGAGTGCTGGCGTTGGCATTAGCCGACCATTGCCGATGGTGAACGGTATGGAGCCAAAAGGCCTGAAATTTTGCCCATGAGGCTGTATCCCATGCGATAAGGATTTGGGCTAAATCCATCAACGGATACGCCACCAGTTTGTGAAACCTGTCTTGCTTGCCAAATATCAACGGCCAACATCATCGCAGCTTCACGGATGGCTGGCGTTGCACTGTA